TTAACAGGTGTTGACTTATATAAACAAACTAACATTGTAGATACTCTCACTCTTTCCAGGTTATTAAATCCTAATAGGGAAGGAGGACATAGTTTGGAGAAATGGGGGTGGAAGCTTAAGTTTCCTAAGTCAGATAAGCCAGAGTTTGAGTTCTTTTCAGAACAAATGTTGGCTTATTGTGTTCAAGATGTTAAACTAAACAAGTTAGTATTAAACAAACTTAGAGAAGACAGTAAAGGATTTTCTAAAGAATGTGTAGAATTAGAACATGAAGTAAGTAAAATTTTACAGAGCCAATACGAAACAGGTTTTTTATTTGATGAGAAAAATGCTATGTTATTATTAAGTTCATTGAATAAAAGAAGGTCAGAGGTAGAGAAAGAAGTACATGAGACTTTTAAACCTAAATGGATTGATGTTAAAGAGGTTACTCCTAAGTTAAAAAAAGACGGGACGCTATCAAAGTCAGGACTTACTTCTATTGAATACGAAGAGAGATATGAAACTTTAGATGTTACTCCTTTTATGAGAAAAGAATTAAGAGAATTTAATCTTGGATCAAGACAACAAATAGGAGAATACTTAAAAGATTTTGGATGGAAGCCTGAAAGGTTTACACCTACAGGACAACCTATTGTAGATGAGAATACTCTTAATAAGATAAATCATATACACGAAGCTAGTTTAATAGCAGAGTATTTGTTAATACAAAAAAGGTCAGCTCAAGTAGAGTCCTGGGTTGATGCTTGTAGAGATGATAGTAGAGTTCACGGTAGTGTAATGTCAACAGGAGCTATCACAGGAAGGATGACACATAGAAGTCCTAATATGGCT